TTGCGGTGTGGTTGGTAAAGGTATCAATGGTGCCTCTTCAAATAAAAAGTCATTTACATCAGAATCAAAAACACTTGTTAAAGGCAGACGTTTAAACTCTTGTAACATTAATCTTAATGTTGGTCTTACCTCTGTAAATATATTTGGATCACCAAGATTTTTGGAAATTTCTCTAAATCTTTCTTGTATATCCTCTGATGGAAAATATGGTTCAAATCTACCTCGTTCTAAATTATTAAAAGTTGCATCACTTAATTGTCTATCTTTAAATTCAGTTTTTAATGCAGATTTATTTACGCCTAATATCTGTGCTGCATTTATATTTTTATTCATCTCTTGTTGAACTAAAAATCTGGCTCTGTTTGAATTGTAATATGCATTAATAACATCGTTTGGTTTTATTCTACCACCTCTTAATATTCCAAAATAACCACCTGTAAATTCTCTTCTAGCATTTCTAATACCTGTTTGATATTCTGCTATTTTAAAACCCATAGATTGTAATGGATCTACTTTTATCGGACGTAGTCCCATAAACCCTGCTAGCTCTGGTCCTATGTTTAATTCATCTCCACGTTTGGTTGGTGTTCCAAAAGCAGCCTGCCCTAATCTTTGAAACTGTCTGTATGATGGTGCAAGAGCAATACCTAAATGTAAAAATCTAATTGCAGCTTTGTTTCCTGCTGGCGTTTGGTCCGTGTACAGTTGTCTACCTTCACTTGTTCTACCGCCTCTAACAGTTAGATCTGTTACAGCTTCTGTCCAGATGGATTCTGATATAAATGGATTCATTATTTCTGCACCTGCCTGATTTACACCATCAACAAAACCAGATAACAATGTCTGATCTGTTGCTTCACCTGCAATAATATTATTAACCAAAGTTCTAAAAGGTCTGGCTATTACATCGTATGCATTACTGTGACTAAAATCTATATAACGTAGTTCACCATCGTCTGTTCTGATAGGGACAAGCGTAGAGTTCTTTGACCACTCTGGTACGAACTGACGTAACGCTTGTATCTCATCTTCTGTAACATCGTAAACAGCTTTTGCACCCTCTACAACCACCTGTGGCACAACAACTAGTGTCGTTGCCATACCAGACAATCTTTTAAATCCTGTGCCATACATTGGATTATTATTCTTAACAAGACCTTTACCCTCTATATTTACATACGGTGTGACTGTGCTTCCTATAATTTTTTCTCCCGCAGCTGGTACGTGTCTCATTTCTTTTAGACCTTGTTCTGCGATATTAGTTGTAGTTCTGATCATCTCTGCAGGAAACGACATGAAGTTACCAATCGGTAATATTCTCGCTGTCTTAACCGCAGATCCAACATACGCATAGTTTGGCACCGTATTTTTTACGATATTAGCTGCCTCTTTTTTTAATCCTCTAACTGCATCGTCTGTTAATTCGATACCCTGTTTTACTGCAGCTTGTTTTAATCTGTCTAACTCAACAACATAGTTTGTGATCTTCCATGTATCATCCTCTGCAACATATTTACCTTGAAAGAAACCACCAAGTTTTTTTAACTTGGTCATGAAAGGTTTTAGTATTGCGTCTGTAGATACAACACCTGGATTACCTGTTGCATCTTTTAATAGATTTATAAGATCTCCTATCTGTACCTGTGAGTTTACAACTCCAAGTTCTAATAATTCTCTGTAAGCTGCCTGTGCCTCCGCAGAGTTTGGTCCAAGTTTTAATAATGCAGATGTATCTACACCTTCTCTAAAAGCTCTGGCTAATAGACCAGGATTGGTCAACCCTTCAAAAAATATACCATTAGCACCAGCAAACGCACCTGCACTAAAAAAATTACGTAAGTGTGTAGGTATAGATAAAACTGTTTTTGCTAATTGTGATATACCTTTTGGAAATAATAATAAGTTCCTGTAAAACCAAGTCACTGCTTTCTCTGCAGGGTTTGCACCTTCTCTGCCTCTGATAACAGATGTGAGACCCGCACCAATATCATTTGCATTTTTTATACCATCAGCTATCTCTTTTGTTGTAAACTTACCTGACAAGGGATTTGCAATACTATTACCACCAGGCAATTTCTGCACCACATCATCTAATTTAACTATTTGAATACCGGTTGTTGGTGATTGCACTATCTCTTTTGCTATGTCCTCACTATCCCAGAAAAATCCTCTGCCACCTGCCTGTTGAACTTTTGTGTTCTGTGCTGCAATATCATCAAGATATGTGGCTGTTCTCGCAACAGCAGATAGATTAGTCATCGCATTAAATATGGAATATCTTGGGTCCTGTATCTCACCAAACAACTCTCTAAATACTTTACTACCTCTGCCTGGTATGCCCTCAAATGTTTTTTTCTTGGACATGGCTGTACCATTTTGATACGTGATGTCTG